GGATTATATGTGATTCTATCACCAGAGTAAAATTTATGGTTGGCAATAGAAAGAGTATCTCCAGAAAATGTTCCAGAGAAAACAACTTTCTTATCCCTAATATTAAGAGGAGTGTTTGAATAATAAGGTAAAGATTGAGATGTAACATATACCGAATTTGCTCTATCCAAATAAGTATTTTGGACATTTGCCGTATACTTATTCAAACTCAATTCATTCGCAGATGAAACATTGACAATATTCTTTCGTATTTGGTAAGGTACAAGAGAACTTATACCTTGTTCTGTTGTTACAACAATGGACTTGGAGTTCTTAATTGAAGTTACAGTACCTTTAACTTCAGATGCTGGTTGCAGTTGTGGAGGTACAATAGTAATCGAATCACCAATATAGAAGAGGTGATTATCATGAAAATCAATGTGATATTTAAAGTGTACTGAATCCAATACAACAATTGATTTTACATTATGAGTAGAAGAGATATTAAATAACCAATTATTTGCCCTAAAATCATTACTCTCCTTACCTAGTGTTTTGATTTTTATCAGATCATTCTTTCCGTAATACTTAGTAGAACTATCTAAGTTTATCGCAGAAAGAACTCCAGTAACTCTTACTTTTACAATCTTACTTTTTTCAATATCAGCATACCCGTATGCATAAGCATCAAGATATAGGTTGCTATTTTTTGGAATGTTCTGAGTTATTCCACTACAATTATAAAATTGATTTAATGATTTCGATTCATATGAAATAATAAGTTCTGTTCCATTTTCAAGTTTTACTGTTAAATTTCCAGTGGATGGAAAACCTAACGTAGAATCAACCGTGATTGTTTCCGATCCAGAAACAACATCGACTATATTTTTTGTCTTTGGATGAATTGAGAAATTGCCAAGAGTAAGACCAGTGGCATTTAAATTATCATAACCAAAATCTAAACTAATTACATAATATTCTTTAGCACCTCTAATAATTTTTTCTACGTTTGATATTGTACCCCTAGACTCTGGAATATTATAGATCGAATCTTGATATAAAGTTAAATTTATTAAATCTGTAGGATCGCCATCAACTGCTTCAACTACCAGATCTTTTGTAATCCTATATTGAGCATCTGAAGGTTGGATGAGATAATCCCTGGGAAGAATAACTTCAACATCCTCACCATAAAGAGCGCGGAATAAAATTTCAAAAGAATCCGCTGTTCCCTTTGACGAATAAAAATCTTTAGACTGTTTAATGAAAAGATTTTGATTAATTTCGGAACTTAGTTCACGGTCTTCAAATCCAGGAGTTATTTGAGTTTTTACTTTTCTGAAAAATTCTTTTAAAAAGAGAATACTTAAGTTTTCTACTGTAGAATCTGAATCATGACCTTCTACATTAGTATCAGAGAACTTAAGTTCGTCGTTGTTATAATATTCCTCAATACCAACAAATCCTCTTATACATTCAGTAAATGAGGTTTGCGTTTTACTTCTATATGTAATGATCTCATTATCAATCTTAATTAATCCATATGACTCAGGAAATCCGTAAGTACTTTCAACATTAATTGTTTTATCAAATAATGATACACTCGATGTTGTCTTGGTAGAATCACTTAAATTTGTTAAATTGTCAACCTTAACATATTGATCAATATTCTGCAGAATATCAAGAACACTACCTTGATTTTCTATTGCCACATAATATTGGGAAAGAAATTCCGAAACTAGTGGAAATTCTTCCTTTATGTACTCAGGAAGTTGATTTTCGACAATGGAACTAATTTTGATTCTGCTCTCTGACATTTTATGATCTTACAAGATTTCCGTTTTCGTAACTTGATGTTACTGTGTATGATGTGCCTGATATATCAGCACCTGAAGAAATTTCATCAGAAACAGCATTTAAAGTACTGTTATTAATATCTATCTGCAAATAAAGATCCTGTAATCCAATAACGTCATTGGACTTAGGCACTGCAGATATTTCTATGACTGGATTTTCTGCTTTAGATTTAATCGTTTCTCTGAAATCAACCGGAGATAATAAAATTTCACCTTTTTCATAATTTATTGTTCCGGCATTTGTTGCTACAGTTACAACTTCGGTTTGTGAAGCAAGTCTAAAGAATATTATTCTACCCGTTCTTAAATTAGAATCGGGTACATCTGTCATATACAAAGTTTCACTTAAACCATTCACTTTAAATCCAGAAGATTTGATATTAAATCCATTACGATCTTTTATGTGGAACTGATTTCCAAAACATATCTCATAATCGGCAAATTGATTTATTAGGGGAAATAAGTCCCTTCTCATTCTAATCTTTGTGATATTGGAAGTGATAGAATTATTACTATCATCAATTATTTTCAAAAATTTACTATATTTAAATCTAGCGCCATATCTATTAAGTTCACTAGAATCTGCATATTTGGTTATATTTTGACTTACGGTAGTTCTTACAGCATCTCCAGATGAAACTAAATTACTATTAAAATAAATTGTAGAATCGAATTCAACATAAAGATATTTCAAATCTACAATTTCAGGAACAATACCAGCAACACTATACTTTCTTAAAAGTTTTACTATATTATCTTTTACTTGACTTGATACAAATGGTCCATTAAATGGTTTTATACTAATAAAAACCCTACCATATCTTGGTGGATTGAGATCTTCTCCACCATAAACAGAAATTGATTCTGTTTCTGGATATATTTTAGGAATTATGCTTTCATAATCACTTGCAGTTACTGCTCTATTTTGAGATGCATATATTCTTGGTGCATACTTTTTAATTGACTCTACAGACTCAATTTCCTTTCCACTTCTCGATGCTACATTTGTTGTTACTAAAGATATTCCATCAGTAACAACTCTTCCATTATTATCTACCAGTCTTCCAGCAAAAGTAAAATCACTAACCCCATTACCAGACTCCCCACCAGTAATTACATAAGAAACATCAATATAATTTAAATTATCTAACTTTTTGCCAAATACACCGTCACCAAATATCAACTCATATCTCTGGTCTTCAATTTCTTGTATGAAGAAAACTCTAGAATCCGAAGTTACGTTTAAGATACTATCAGAAAAAGCAAAGTTTCTTGTGACAGAACTAGATTCAGTATTTCTAACAATGACAGAAATTGTTGAAGTGTCTATATTTGAATTTTCTAAAATAAATTTTTGATTTGGGTTATTCGAATTTACAGTAAAATTGGCAGTTAATAATGAACCCTCATGAACATCAATACCATCAAATAGAGCAATTCCATTTACTACAGGAACTGTAATATCATTTTTAATCGCAAAGGAAAAATTAGTGTCGCCAAATGTAGAACTTGATAAACAAACAGTACCTTTTTTAAGGGTTAGTGTAAGTGGGATTGTACTAAAAGTACTTGTATCTACAAAGAAAGATATATTTGCTTTTGCTGAAGTTCTTGACCGAGGAACATATCCAATATTACGTGCTAGAGAAACAACATTCTCCCTCAGCGTTGCACTATCAATAAAAACCTCATTGCTAACCATGTTAGCATTATATGAGGAAATATATGTATTATACGCTAATAAATCTATGATTGTGGAGAGATTAGACCCCTCAAAATCATAGTCGGTAAAATTAGAATTTGATCTTAAGTATTCTTTTAAGGATACTTTTATCTGATCAAAGTCTAGATTTGTAAAATTTACTAGGGTCATTTATCTTGTTGGTTGTAATGCAAATGATAATTGCTGAGGAAGAACATCGATCCCAATAATTTTATATTGTATCGTAACAGCAAATTCATTTTCATCATAATTTGGTTTTACTGATAAATCTGTTACTTCAATTCTAGGTTCATATGTATTTAAAGTGAAAGATATTTCATCCTTTATAATTGATGCCGTCATCTCATCAATATTTTCAAATAAAAGTTTTGAGACTTTCGTACCAAAACCTGAATCAAAAAATTTTTCCCCTTGAGAAGTAAGAACAAGATTTTTCACCGATCTTGCAATCGCAGTCTCATTTTTAAGTCCAATCAAATCTCTGTTGAGAGGATTTGATTGGAATGTCATACTAATATCTTTGAACTCCTTACTTATCCTCTCTAGAGGCATATTTTACATGCAAGTATATCTTATTTAGAGTGGTTTTGTCTCATAAAGTGGTTCTGTTCCATACTCCCAGTCATCATAATCATCATCATTGCGAATTTTTGAATGAATTTCATTTTGAATAACAAAATCGTGTTTTTTGGGTGTCAAATCATCATTCGAAATCTCTCTAAGCATCTTTTGATGCTCAATTTTTTCTTCCCAACCATACTCACTTGACAAATATTGAGTTCCCCACTCATTTTTCATAAAATTTTGATCTTTATCGACTTGTTTGGTCATTTTTTGCTCCTGATTATTAAAAATCAGAACTTTTTACGGGGTTGCTATCCCGTGATCAATATAAAATCCCTTCCTAAGGTAATCTTCATCATTCACAAAGGTTAAATTATCAATATTTTCTATATTCTGGTCCTTCCAAACAGGAATTGCGACTGAATTTCCGTATCTGAAGTCTGGGTTTCTCCTAAAATGAACCTCAATGAGATGACTTCCAATAAATTCGCAGTTTATATACTCATAATCTCCCACTAGGTCATTCAAAATTTTCGGAAATTCTATTTCTTTATCTATCTTAGTCCACTTTTTCCACTTATATAGTGGACTAACGGGATCTTTTTCACCTAAAACAACCAACTCCGAAGTTTTATTTCTAAAATCAACACTAATATGTTCTCCTTTAAATATCTCACACCAAAACTCAGAAGGATGAAAGTGATCTGTGGAGTGTTCAATCCATTCTATACGAGAAAATCGTCCCATACCAAGTAAGTTAATACAAGGTCGGACGATATAATTGTCGGAAGATGGAACAGAAGCGCCCACAGGACCACACAGGTATCCTAGAGAGTGTGATAAAAAGAGTTTGTTATAAACCCATAGATCCTTTATGTGAATTGATTTCCATTCTTCTGTTGGATCGAAGTGGTACATGTACCAATTCCTGAGATTGTTTCTCGGTGAAGAGTATAATTTTTTTGAATACGAATATCGGAGTTTTTAAAGGTCCAACATTCTCCACTACTATCTAGAAAAACAATCCATTCCAAGTCATGTTCCTGTGAACGATCAATTAAAAAAAATGCCCAACCATTACCTTTTGGAGTAATGACTGGGATTTGAGGGTTTAGTTGAATCATTAAAATTATTTACCTTGTCCCCGATACTTCTTCTTACGTCCATTACGAGACGTTGGACTTAGTAGAGTACGAGGAGAACGTCCTTGACGAGTTTTCTTCGGTGCGCCAGGTTGAAAAATAAGTTTATTCAGTGCCATTTTGAATTTCCTCCAGTTCAATTAAATTAGGATCAATATCACCCCCAGAGTAAAACTGCTCTGAGAGTTCTTGTAGAACCTCACTACAAGTATCTAGAGTGAGGTTCTGATAAAGTCTACGACCATTATAAAGTAAATTATAATGTTTATTCATTTCATCAATCTTCAGTTTTAATCATCTCAATTCTTTGAGGATCATATTCTTTAGTTTCTGCAAGATCCCGAAGAATATTCATCGAATCTTCATAATTTAGATTTGAATAAAGTAGTTCTCCAATGTAGTAAATGTTATACATGTCCATCAGATAACGCGAGTTTTTTCGTGACCGACTCTAATACGAGGATCGCACCAGATATCAAAGCCTTCTTCTTTTGCATCAAGACAGAATGAGACATCTTCGCCACACATGTCTTGTACTGCACCAGACTCAAAGACTTGCATCTTAGGAGCAAACCAAGGATACTCAAGATTCTCAAAGACTCCCTTCTTGATGAGCACCCAACCAAATCCAGTGTAATCAACAGTGAA